TGATGACTTTACGAACCACCTTCAGACAGTCGAGCAAGACTTTTGGGGAAGGCGGTTCAAGGTCTACCATGAGTGGCGAGAGTCATGGGTACAGAAGTACCGCAAACGTGGGTGGTTGCAGATGCACACGGGATTCGTGTGTTCCGGACCGCTCAGAAAGAATGAGATAATCAACTATCCGATTCAAGGGACCGCGTTCCACTGTCTCTTGGAGACGTTGATTCAGGTGGACCATGTCATGCGTGATGAGGGCTGGGATTCCAGAATCATCGGCCAGATTCACGATGAAATAGTCATGGACGTGCATCCGGACGAGAAGGACCATGTGGTGGAGACAATCCACGACATAGTGACTCACCACCTACCGGAGAAGTGGGAATGGATAATCATTCCACTTGAGATTGAAGTGGACACATATGGAGTTGATGAACCATGGACCAAGAAGTAAAGGGATTACATCTGAAGTATCGCCCTTCCACACTCGATGATGTGGTAGGCAACGAAGATGTTGTGGAAATGTTGAAGAACCAACTGAAGGAGGAGAAAACCATTTCCCGTAGCATCCTCCTACATGGCCCTACGGGCTGTGGTAAGACCACCCTCGGCAGGATAATCGCCAGGGAGTTAGGAGCACGCGGCGGGGACCTACGAGAGATAGACTCTGCGGACTTCCGGGGTATCGACACAATCCGGGATATCCGGAAACAGAGTGTCTACCGACCACTGGAGAGTCCCGTGCGGGTCTGGATTCTTGATGAGGTACATCGACTGACTGGAGACGCACAGAGTGCCCTTCTGAAAGCATTGGAAGACACCCCGAAACATATCTACTACATCTTGTGCACCACGGACCCACAGAAGTTACTGCCGACAATCCGTGGTAGGTGCGCATCGTATCAGGCCACCCCTCTGTCAGATAGGGAAATGAAAATCCTACTACGTAAGGTGGTGAAGGCAGAGGACGAGTCGATATCCAAAGAGGTGTACGAACAGATAACACAGGACAGTCTCGGCCATCCGAGAAATGCCTTACAGATACTCGGGCAAGTTCTCGCTGTCGGGGAGGAGAAGCGTCTGAGTGTGGCAAAGAAGACCGCGGAAACCACATCGAAGACCATTGACCTATGTCGTGCTTTGGTGAGTGGTGACCCATGGAAGAAGGTCGCTGACATTCTGAAGGGGCTGAAGGACGAGGACCCAGAAAGGATTCGTCGGGCTGTACTCGGGTACTGTCAGTCGGTATTGCTCGGCAGTACCACCCAGAATGACGGGGTCGCGGCGGTAATGCAGGAGTTCATTGAACCCTTCTACAACACAGGATTTCCGGGTCTGGTGTTCGCCTGTTACAGCAGTTTGTATTCGACAGAGAGTTAATACAAATGATTATAAACTATAACCATGATACCATCATGGTCCCGGCAGACCCGGGCCAGGAAAGGAGGTAAGCCCACAATGGAGTTGGATTACGAACAGGACATTCGCATTGACCCAGAAGCCCTCGATGTAGAGTGGTTGGGTCAGGCGGACTTAATGCGGCGATACACCAGACATGCCGCAGAGATGAAACGCGAAGTAGACGAGGCCAAGGAGAGACTGGAGGTCGGGAAGGCCACCATTGAAATGGACATCCGTGCCAATCCCGACAAGTATGGTCTATCCAAGGTCACCGAGAGTGCCATTCAGAGTGTGATGGTTCTCCAGGACGAGTACAGACAGTTGATGAAAGAGTACATCGATGCTAAGTACGAGGCCGACATAGCAATCGGGGCCGTGCGGGCTGTCGACCAACGCAAGTCAGCGTTGGAGGAACTTGTAAGACTTTTAGGTAGTTCTTATTTTGCAGGACCACGCATACCACGTGACCTGGCCACCGAGTGGATACAGGAACGGCAGCGAAAGGAAGAGAACGCGAAGGTCAAGATAAGAAAGCATAAGAAGAAGGAGGAATGAAAACATGGTGAAGAAAGCCAAGAAGAAGTTTAAGGGCGGTGCCCAGCGCAACGCCGTACGCCAGACAAGGAAAGCAAAGTATGGACACATGTCCCTCCCGAAGGGGGTCAGTGTCTACAAGGCAGAGCCCGGTAGCCGTGTCAGCCTGGACATCATGCCCTACATGGTGACCGACGCCAACCATCCCGACAGGGACGATGAGTACGGTGTGGCCGTGCCTGGGGAACTGTGGTACAAGAGACCATACTACCTGCACAGAAGCATCGGGACCAACAACGAGTCTGTCGTTTGTCCAACCAGCAATGGTCAGAAGTGTCCGATATGTGAGTATCGTGCACAGATGCTCAAAGAGGGCGCGGACTGGAATGATGATTCCGTCAAAGCATTGAAGCCGAGCATGCGGAACCTGTACGCGGTTATCCCGAAGGGTTCCAAGGCACACGAGGAGGCCCCGCACATCTGGGACATGTCGCAGTTCCTGTTCCAGTCGAAACTCAACGAGGAGATTTCGGAAGATGAGGACTACGACACCTTCCCAGACCTGGAAGATGGATACACCCTTCGTGTCAGATTCTCTGAGGAGTCCTTCGGTCAGAACAAGTTCGCCGACACCAGCAGAATCGACTTTGTAGAGCGTGATGAGGCCTACCCCGAGTCCATAATGGACGACATCCCCAACCTCGATGAGGTCCTGGAAATCCCCAGTTACAAGACTGTCGAGGCCATATTCTTCGGTGGCGCGAGTGAGGAAGAGGCCGAGGACGAGGACGAGGACGATGATGTCATGAAGGGACGTGGTGCTCCGCGCGCCAGAACTCTACAGGACGAGGACGAAGAAGCCGACGAAGACGAAGAGGTCGATGACGACGAGGACGAGGAGGACGATAAGGACAGTAAGGGCCACCCCATCGATGAGGACGATGAAGATGAGCCCACGCCCGAACCGTCCCCGGCAAAGAGGACCAAGAAGGTCAAGCCCAAGGCCAAGGACAAGGGCAACCGCTGTCCCCATGGTCACATCTTCGGCAAGGACTGCGATGAGCACGACGAGTGCGATGAATGTACCGAGTGGGAAGCCTGTATGGACGCCTCCGAGGGCATCGATGAATGAGGGGTGAGGACCCATGCGTCGTACAAAAGCAGACGCAACACCCTCAAAGGAAAAGCGAAAGAAACTCAGCGCACAGGTGGTTGATAAAACGACAGCCGACAGAGAACGCGTGAGTACCGGGCCCGTGTACAGCGGGTCCGAACAAACCATTTCCACAGGGTCTACATTGTTAGACCTGGCCATAAGCGGTGGTCGATTCACAGGGGGTGGTATCCCGTTGGGTATCCTCGTTGAGATATTCGGTCCCGCGGGTTCAGGTAAGACAGTGTTGCTATCACAGATAGCCGCCAACCTACAAAGACAGGGTGGTAAGGTGATGTTCCATGACCCCGAGGCCAGATTGAATGAACAGTTCGCTGCGATGTTTGGGTTGGTCATCGAAGAGGTGGAATACACCACCCCGAACACCATAGGCGCGGTCTTCAAGTCAGTGAGGTCCTGGGACGCCCTTGTCGATGGTGAGACTGTGGGTGGTGTCTTCGCGGACTCCCTCGCTGCCCTTTCCACAGACATGGAAATGGATAAGGAAGAGGGTGACAAAATGGGTATGCGGAGGGCTAAAGAGTTCTCCGAGGAGTTACGCAAGACCGCCCGCATACTCTCACAGAAGAACGCATTGATGGTCTGTTCCAACCAGATTCGACAGAATATGGATGCCGGTCCCTACGGCCAGAAGCACAAGTCGCCGGGCGGGCAGGCAATCGGGTTCTACTCGAGTCTTCGTCTACGGACCTCCAGCCCTCAGAAAATCAAACTGAAAAAGACGATTCGTGGGACCGAGCATGAGCGGGTGGCCGGGGTTAAGGTCACCATTGACGTGTTCAAGTCCAGCATCTGGAAACCGCACAGGTCGGCTGATGTCTACATTCTGTTTGATTACGGTGTGGACGATATCCGGGCCAACCTCAAGTTCGTGAAGGCGGCCACCAAGAACACATCTTACGCCATCGGTGAGGAGAAACTTGGTAGGTCACTCGATGAAGCCATCTTGGTGGTGGAATCACAGGGACTTGAACAGGCTTTGAAAGAGGAGGTCATCAACCTCTGGAACGAAATCGAGGAGGAGTTCACAGAGCCACGAAAGCCACGGGAGGTCTGAACCTGGCCCGCCGTGAGAAGAAACCAAAAGAGGAGGGACGGCGTATCCAACGGCCTTCCGCTAAAGCGAAAGGCCGGTCCCTCCAGCAATGGACCTGTGAGAAAATATCTGACCTGTTAGGTATCCCGTGGGGTAAAGATGAAGCCATCGCATCACGCGAGGCCTCCCAGACCGGGACCGATGTCCGACTGGTTGGAGAGGCCCAGAGACTCTTCCCCTTCTCCGTAGAGTGTAAGTGGCAGGAGTCCTGGGCCGTGCCCTCCTGGATAGACCAGGCACGGCAGAACCAGAAGCCAGGTACGGACTGGTTGTTGGTGATGAAGAGAAGTAGAATAAAGCCGGTGGTAGTCATGGACGCCGAGGTGTTCTTCCGACTACTCGAGAAGGAGGAAGCATGAAAATCTATTTAGCGGGTAACATGATTATGCCAAGACGAGAGGTACAGTATCTACGTCTCTACAAGAACCGGTTGCACTCATACTACTATGTGGCGCCCGACAAACTCGAGAACAAGGTATTCAAACGCCTGGCGGAGGAATTGAGACTGATGGGTGATGGAAATGTTCAAGACGGTGACAATCAAGAACTTCCAAAGCCATAAGCACACGAAGATTGACTTCGTTCCCGGTACAAATGTCATAATCGGTGAGTCTGATGTCGGCAAGTCAGCGGTGTTCCGGGCTATCAATTGGGTGGTATCAAACAGACCACTCGGTGAGGCCTACCGCTCCGAATGGGGCGGGGACACCCATGTCACAATAGAGACCACAGATGGTACTGTGGTAGAGCGGGTGAAGGGGACCGCCAGGAACCAGTATGTGGTCAATGGGGAAAGTCTGACCGCGTTCGGGTCTGGTGTGACCACGCAGGTCACAGATGTCCTGAAGATGAGTTCGGAGAGTATCCAATCACAGATGGACCCGCCCTTCCTCTTGTCCGCGACGCCCGGTGAGGCCGCCCGTATGCTCAACCGCGCCGCGTCCATTGAGGACATCGACCTGACCATATCTAATCTTCGTAAATCCCACAGTCAACTCAAAACCTCAATCAAACACAATGAAACCGCACTCGAGAGATACAAGACGGAGATACAACAGTATGGAGATATCCCGGTACTCGAAGAACGTCTTGTGAAGGTGGAACAACTCGATGCTCAACGGTCTACGATATCCCAGACCATATCCGACATGAAGCGGTTGGTCCAGGATACCCAGACCATACAGACTAAGTTATCCACCACCAAACACATTCCCAAACTACGCAAACGGGTAGATGGGTTGTACACCCAACACCAAGACTACAGGACGGCCGTGAAGGCCCAACAGGACAAGAAAGCATTGGTGTCACAGATTGAACATGTACAATCCCATATTGGTGTCCTGGAATCGGTACCAGAGACATTGGAACTGGTCAACACCACACAGGCCCAATATAACAAGATGAACGATATGAAGGAAGACCTTCAAGACCTACGGATACTCACATCACGAGCGATACGTATCCAGGAGGACATCACAGGCCTGACAAAGGCCATTTCTGACATGGAAACGGAACTACATGAACTCGCACCGGACATATGTCCGTTATGCGGGGCCCAGTGGGGGGAGGGACAATGAAAAAGAGCACAAGACAGTACTCGAAACGTGAACGTATACTATACGCGGCGATGTCGATTGATGAACCCTTTACATCTCGACAGGTGCGGGAAGCTATAGTGGACACGGGTTACAAGTATGCACCGACCCTACAGTCGGTGAGTAAACATCTTAAGGAACGCTACGTCCATAAGAATGGTCGGTGGCACAGAAAGGACATAGAGGTGTAAGAATGTTTGTCAAACCAGAAGGAACAAATGGAAATGGAATTGCACAGTTGGGTGACCGTGAGATACTCATACTATTCACGGAAGCGTCACACCCGCCGAAGGACATGCTCGCTCGTGTGGACACTATGGTAGGCACAGATACAGAAGTCAGCGAGTTGGTGGACATGTATGACATCAAA